AGTTCATCAGAGGCATTCAATTCTTCGCGCAATTCTTTAAAAGTTTTCATTTTTCTTTCCTTTTTATCTTTATTTATAATAGTGCCATTTTGCAGATATAATAAGAGTCCACTATATCAGATGTGGGGTTGCCAATCTTTTCAGACCTAATGACAAGTTCTTCCTGCAAATTTCTTGAAGTTTCTTGTAAAAATGATTCATACATTTTTTCTTTGTTTGCATTTCCCTTTCCGGTCGCAAACTTTTTTATAACTGTGGGAGGCAACAACTTATACTCTATTTCAGACTGCCACATTTTCCATTTTAACAATCCGGTATTCTCTGCGATGTGAAACACTTTACCTTGCGAGCCATAACTATAATCTTCTAACGCGACATTTTCAATCTCATTTGATATGAGAATATCCATAGCCCAGTCAGATATAAAGTCGTACCGTTCTTCGGCTATAGAGTATTTTTTTATTTGTAAAGAACCTTCGAGATTTTTATACTTAAAATCTTCATATTTTTTCTGTGTGGCGAGGAAGAAAACTTTACAGTTTGCAAACTCAAAATCCTTTTCCTCGCCTGTGTATATACATACCGCTGGGCATGTTAAACTATAATCAATTCCGCCTATTCTTCTAACCATTCGTCATCATCCATATCAACCTCTTCACCTATATTTAGGTAATCTTCAAGAGGCTCTCCGCATATGGGACAAAAACGAATATCTTCGCTGTTATGCGTTTCGATAGAAAATTCTCCGGCGCAAATATTACAACCTATCATTTCCATTTAAGTATCCTTTATATAAATTCATCATATATAGGATACTTAATTTTTTAAAAAGTGATTTCACACTCCCCACCTTGACATGCGACCGCACCCATTGTATCAATATCTGTAAACTTTTTAGTTTCCAATTGCGAATTGAAATCAATCGGAGAAAGATTTTGTTGAATCTTTGTCCACTTATGCAGCAAGAAAACATCCTTGAGACAATATTCAGCTTCTTTGGTGCTACCCAAGAAATAGTTATCTGCAAACTTTTTAAATCGGCGAATCCACTCTGCCCGCAAGTCAGAAATTTCACCCCGATATTCAACAGACATTTGTGCGATCGATGTTGCTTCCCACAAGTTATTAAAACCCTTGCGAGTATCGACAATCAACCCCGCAGCAAACATTGCGCCGCGGCCATATTTTGCAACGATCTCATCTTCTTCTAAGACCTCTGTCATAGGGGCCTGATGGTAATCTTTGTCGCCAGAACCAGACAGAAATGAAACGCCTGCGAAATATTCTTTATTTTCGAACAGATAATCTTCTACTTTACTCCATTGCGATGCCGGTACTGTAACAGTATTAGAAACATTATGACGAACTGTCGGATCGGCACACAATTCAACATTCGTACCATGCTCAACCCAATTCTGTTGAACAAGTTGTACCTTTTCCAACAAATCAGTTCCAAACAGATCTTCTTTATACAACGATCCTCTTGGCGAAATTACAGGGAAACCAATACAATAGTCTGTGCGGCTAGTCGACCAGACACTTTCTTCGACCATGTAAGGATTTGACTGGGCGATCAACTGAGCAACTTCTGCATCCTTGTTCATTTGCACATGTCTGATATATTTCGGAGAGTGTTCCGCATGAATACCAGATGCAGTCTGCAATAACACAGATGCATTGCCAGACGGTTTGACGCATGTTGTTCGTGCTGCCTGATTAATTCCGATCAACTGGGCAAGTTCTTTATTGACTTTTTTGACAATTTCCGCACCCTGTCGCTGAACATCTCCGTCTAATAGAATATCTGGATTATTCATCCAACCAGTTACCGACACACCAAGCAACGCTTCGCGGGCAAATATTTTCTTCGAAGTTTCTGAAAGATATTTAAAGTCTGTATATCCTGCCTGCAACGTCCCTAGAATTGCACCAGCGCGACAGGCTTTAAAGAACTCTTCCTTAGTGGTACACTTACCACCATTGATTTCGGTGAGGTTACACCCCTGCCAACCGCTCTCGCCGTCTATCTGTGGATACATACCAATTTCGACACATGGATTTGTGGTGTGTTCTGTGTTATCTACAAAGTAAAATCCTGGCTCTCCGAATTCTTTGATAGATTTCATGCAATTAGAAAATTGTTCTTTAGTAATCTCGTCCCGCACAATGACTGCTGAGTTATTTGATCGACCTCTTTGTGGATTTTCAATAAACCAATTACCAGTTTTGGCAACCATCATTTCTTCGTCATCGGGAGAAAACAAACAGATAGTCGCAGAGCGCCTCACACCACCTGCTAGAACGGCGTCAGCGGCGTGCATTGATATATCATAAACGTGTATAGGTTGTAGTCTTGTATTGCCTGCTAAGACTAAGGATTGCAATAAGTGTTCAATCTTATCAAGGGCCTTGCGGAGCGGTTCTGGGCCTGGGGCCTTAAATCCACCAGAAATTTCAGCGCCCTGTGGACGAATTTCTGCCAAATCAAAGTATACCTTTCGGCCTTCAAATTCTGGAAAAGTTCCCCCACCAACAAAATAAGATGACATCAGAACACCAAGAGCGTCTGCCCAACCCTCAATCGAATCTTCCACTTTCCAGCCTTTTGCTTGTTTTTTGCGCTCACTGATATCTGGAATTTTTGCAACATGGTGTTTTTGTACGGAGAAACCCGCGCCGGCCCCACACAACAAAATATAAAACAATTCTTGAAAATATGCCGCACGATCTGCATAGGAAGATGTGCAGTTATACATACGCATCTGATGTTTCAGTAGTTGATCGCCGCCAAATTGTAATGCCCTCTGAGCACCCAATGTATATTGCAATTTATATGCGGCCTCTGCCTCATCAATCAATAAATTTAATTCCGGTGACATTGTATGTTTGTAGTAACCACGATGCATATTCATGACTCGCGTGACCGATTCATCCCAACTTTCGTATCTTTCTTCATCTTCTAACCAGCGCGAATATGACTCATAAAATTTTGCCTGAGACATCACATTTCTGGCATCGGAATCCTTAACAGTATTGACTAATTTTAACATCTATTTTCCTCTTTTTTGTGGGTAATTTAACATCTTTTCCAAGATGCGAGTTTGAGTCTTGCCTCTAAACTTTTATGGGTGTTTCTACTTATAATGCTCTGTAATTCCGAACTGCCAATTCCCGACATAATAACATCATTTATATCCTTTTCTTTAATCTTTTCTGGCCATACAAACACCGAAAATCCGGTATCAATAGCACTTTCGATTTTTTTCACTATCTCTTTATTTCGGGGCTCATTGTCGTATATAAAAACTACATCATAGAAGTCTTTAAAAAACGATTTATCTATATCACTGCCAGCCATTGCGACCGCATTATCTAGGAAAAGAGAATCAAATGGACCCTCTGTAACGAAAGTTGTTTTTGTTGGGTCCACCCTATCCAAACCATAGATTTTTGGGACATCTTTTACTTTGATTGTAATATATCGCATTGAATTATTCGGATCCAAACTACGACCTTGCAGTGCGATTAATTCACATTTTTCATTAAAGAATGGTATGACAATTCTTTTTTCGTTTCTAGGTATCTTATGTCCTTTCGAAACCTTATCGACCACCATTTTGAAATCAGGCGTATGATATAGCATATCGAGTTTGGGCAAATGGCGGCCGACACAGTAAATTTTACTCGGATGTGTTTCTGGTAATTCAGACACCCTTTGACCGTATTCAAAAGTACATTTCGTATTGAATTTTGGAGTGAAGTCAAACTTATATTCGACTTCTTTATCTAGTTTTTCTGGCGAATCTGTATTTTTACCATGTTTCCACTTTTCCATAACATATTCTTGGTAGAGAGAAACATTTAGCTGTTTCATAAGCGCGGCGAAACCCATACTTGCGCCACAATTATGACACATGTATCGAAACTTACCTTTCTTTTCATAAATAAATCCCCGCATTTTATACTTCTGTTTCTGCGAGTCGCCACAGATAGGACACCGGCAGTTATACAGGTTTTGTTTCTTCTCTGTGAAACCTTCAAGTTGTGGGGAAAGTCTTTGAATATAGGCCTTGTCAATATATAGCATCACGATTCCAATTTAGTACATTAGACCAATATATACTATCTAGGTTGTTCTGTCAATACCTTCTCTCAAGAAATCATAAAAAAATGGGCAACGGCAGCAGAAATCGCTGCAGCGAGGACCATCCAAAAGGCCTTTTGAAAAATGGCGGCGGTACGACCATTCTCTTCTACGCGAGAGGTGATTATGTCTAATTTCTCTGAAAACTTATTCATTCTTTGATATGCGGATTCGTACTTCGATTCCATCGCAAGAATTTTTTCTTCTGCTCTGGCGATTGATATCATTGCATCAGATAGTCTATCTATTTTTTCTTCTATCCGATCGAGCCGCGCGGCACTATTGGGAGCTTCCATTCTTGTTATTCCTCTTGATTATTTTCAGGCTCATAATAATTTTTATATTCCACAATAATAATTTTTTGTTCACCAATATATCGTTTCATGTCGGTTACAGTCAATGATAAATTCTCATATGAATCCTCGTCAACTGCAAACAAAGCTATACTCTTACCCTCGGACTTCAATTTTTCAACAACACTATCATAATTGTCCGGTGTTACTACTATAAATTCAAAATCTTTCCATACAACATTTGCCGGCATTTCTAGGTTAAGTGGTAGTTTCTCAACCAATCTTTCTTCTACTATCACCCGCGGCTCGGGTGTCAATGATGAACAAGCACCTAAAAATAAAACAGTACTAAACAGTATAATATATTTATTCATTACTCATTTTCCATAATCTCGTTTAACCCAGCTTTCAAATCATTTTGTATCGCTCTATTTATAACATTTTCGACTAAAGTAGGTTTATTCTCTGCAAGAAATCCCAAATCATGTTCTGAGAGTTTGTCCCTTAGTGAAGTCACTTCTGCCGTTAGTACTGCGCTTTTATCTTTTATCCTTTTATTTGTCTCTCTAACTTCTACAATATTTTCATTGAGTCTCACAATCTCTGCATTTTTGCTAGTGATTGCGTCTGCATATTTTGAATTATTTATCTTCAGTGTGTCTATATTATTTTTCAATCTATCAATGTAAAAGTAACCACCAGTAATGGTGGCTGCAAGTGCTAATACCAAATATATTTTCATTCCTTTAAACACAGATAAAAAAAACATAATACGAGTCCTACAAATCCCTCTGCATAATTACCATGCTTCCATGAGTCGCGTCCTGCAAAACAACTTTGGCCTTGGGATTCTTTTTAATATATTCGCGGATTTCTGTTGCATCTTCCCTACGAAGAAATTTATCCCACCTCGAATATTTTTTCTTGCCTTGTAAAAATTTATTATACGAATCTGACGGAACTTTAAATCCTTGCATCCCAGCGAAAGTAAATGGTTTCTGTACGAAATTTCCTAAGTTACTACCATCTCCGACCGCATTTGCAATTTCTTCTGACAACACGATACTTTCATGTCCCTTCTCTTCGATCAAATTAATATGATTGATCAAGATATTTTCCATAAGAATTTTGTCAGATTCGACTATCTCATCGCTTTCGCGTAGTAATGCGAGAGCGGCAGCGTAACTGGCAATTCTCGAGCGGCCGCCCGGAAATCTTTGCAACAGTCTTTTAATATTAAAAATGATCTTGTGAAAAATCGTGTAAGATTTTTTTTCCAAGGTAGTTTTAAGATCAGTAGTTTTTTTCAACTGTTTGCCATCGGCGTCGACCACACCTGTCTTATAGGCATCCGTATCTCTCCAATCAGAGGTAAGTATTTTTATAAATCTATACGCAAGAAACGCATTAAAAACGGAAGCCATTAAATTTCTCCTAGGGCCGTCAAAATTTTTTCATCTAGTTCGATATCACCGGTCTGCATCGTTTTGCCATTTATACCATTTATTATTTTTGGTAGTTTGTGTAAAAAATGCAAAAAACTCGCAAGTATGTAGTGTTGCTTCTCTTCTATTTTTAAAAAAAGTATTCTACTACATGCATCATTACCTAAGACATTAAATAAAACTACCAGATGATTTATAACCAACCGCTCTTTTAAAATATCTTTAGTGTGATATTTATGAAAGAGTCTCTTAACATACTTTATTCGTTTCATATCATCTAAAAATTCGTCCATGCTATGACACTGTGGATTGTCATAATATTTCATCTGGTAATTGAAAACATTAGTTTCGTTCAAATTGTCAAAGGTATTCATTATTACTCATTATTATTTAAAGTTTAGTCGTCGGATTTTTTCTTTGCAACTTTTTTCTTTGCTGCAGCTGCAGGTTTGGGTTCAGGTGCGGCATCAACATTCAACGCTGCAATCCTGTCTTTAAGCATAGACTTTGTTTTATAAAGCTCGCCAGTTTTTTCGTTGACCCAACCCCTGTTGGTTGCAACTGCATTTTTCATCCATCTTGCGGGTTTTGCCCATTTTGGTAAATCTGTCATTTTTATTTTCCTTATTTATTTACAAGCGCGGCGATTTTCTTTGCGCGGGGTTTATTGTTATACTTTTCCATTGCCATTGCTTCGACTTCTTTTGCAATTTGTGCGTCTGTATATTTAGGATTCATTTCACGCACGATTTCAGACATCTCTTTCGCATCTTGTTTGTCAGAACTCTCAATAAGTCGATTAATATCTTCAGCCATTCCGAAATAGTCTTTCACTTTTGTTGTCGAACCCTTGCCCGGCGTTGCAAGTCCTTTCCGACGATTGGCCAATTTTCTGTTTGCCTTTTGTTTGATTTTATCCAATTTTGCAAATCTACTATTGGTTTGACTTGGAGAGGCCTTATCTGTAACAGCACCATCTACAACTTTGGAACTCACATCATCTGCTCTCTTCAAAGTATTTTTCTGTTGGTCTCTGTCTTTTAGAGCAGCCTTATTATATCTTTTTTTCATATCGCTTGAGATTTCAACTAGTTTAACACCGGCAGCACGCAAAGTTGCCGCGTCCTCCGTTGAAATAGATTCTCCAAAAAATCTAATTCCCAACATTCTTTCTGCTGGTTTCTTACCGATATGTTTTTTCAAAAGCATTGCGACATAATCTCTAGGGTCTGTATCCATGTTATCGACATAAGATTTCAGTTTATCTGGATGACCAGTCTTTAAAAGATTTGCAACTCTCATAAATGTATTTTTGTCCATTCCACCGTTTTTCTTTGCATATGCCTCTAATTCTGCAGCGGCCTTTTCCATAGACAGGGCCCCAACCATTTCGTCCATATTTTCATTGGCCATTTTTTCTGCGCGTTTCGAAATATCAGACAGATTTTTCTTGGTCGAACTCATAGTTTTTTTCTTTTTATTTCTATCCATATGCGCCGCGTATTTTTTCATATCGACTTTGGGGGCCTTTTCATTAACAGATTCATCAAAATCACCGGCATCCGAATCCTTTTGCATATTGTCCCATCCGTCAAACCAACTAGTACGGGCTTGTCCTTTTTTCTTATATGGGTTATCTTTCCGTTTTTCGCGGGACATCCAAGCATCATTACCTTGTTTTTCCCAATCTTTCCAAGTCATTTTTTTGGCGTTCATTTTACCATAAGTTTCATCTACTGATTCATCCCAAGGTGCCTTTGTCAAAGATACTTTACTTTTAGGTTGGGCATCTTTATCTGCCTGTACGAATGCACGGTATCGGACTTTTTCTTTAGAAGACATTCCAGGCTGGAATGGTGTTCTAAGTGTATTGGCGGTCACTGCATTTACATTATCTGGGAGCGCCTTGCGGCCACGGGCGCGTTTACTCGGAGTTTTCTGTCCAAGTTTTGCCTCATCAACTTTCATATCAGTAACTTTACCCTTTTTGAGGTGACGAACAACTTTCTTGCCGTTCTTATCTTGTAAAGTTACGATATGACCACCTTTTGGGTGGACTTGTCGAGAAATCATTTTTAAACCTTCATTAATTTCTAACTCTAAGGATTCTTTAGTTGGTTTTTCATGACCCCAACCCTTATCCTTTAGATCAAGATGATCTTCATAAGAGGTTGTCATTCTACCTTTACCAGTTTTCGGATCATACATCATATGATCTTTATAATCATTTTTTTTTTCGTCTATTTGTATTTCTTGTTGGTACATAGAAGGACGCAAAAAATTATCCAATGGTGAAATTTCTGTGCTCTCTTTTTGCATTTTCATCAAACCGTCCAGAACCGCCGCCATTGTATGATATGGGCCTTGGTGGGCGCTACTTGTACTACGTCCGGTATTTCCAACTTTACTTTGGAATTTGATATGAAAATATCCGGCCTTATCCTTAACAACTTTAGGTGCGGTCGCTCCCATGGCATTTAAGGCTTTTTGTACTTTGGCAAGATCGCGAGTGTCCATTACATATTTGTTGCCAAGTTCGTTCAAGACCTCTTCTTTACGCAATGACGCCAAATCGCTACCGTCAATTTT